CAGAAACAGTCGCCAAGATCCGTCAAAAAGCGTATGAAAGACCGAGGCGAAAGTGGTGTGTAGAACCAGATGGAAGCATGCACCTCATCCCCACCACCGATGACTTACCAGTCGGATGGCAGTGGGGAAGGTATTTTGACCCGTACAAACCTGTCTAGGATTTCTTCTTCTTTGTTGCTTTCTTCTTAACTGGCTTATTGTACTCCTCGATACCGAGTGGCTTCATCAGCTTCTCGAGTTTCGGGTATAATTCCAGCAATTTGCCGTCCTTGACACTTGTTAACAGATCTGCTTCATTATAATGCAGACCCTCTAGGATTTGAACCCAATTCATCTCTTGCTTCCACGTCACAAGATTTCTGAGATTACTATTTGGATCCAAAAACGTATTGATTCGACGCCATTCCATCTGGATCGTTGTGTCACCCATTCCGTCTGGAATGTCTCTATCCAGCTTTACGTTCTCAGGCATTCCTTCAGGAAGACCCCACTCGATCTTCACCGCGCCAACACCTGCTCGTACGAGGGGAACGATTGTTTGGTTCGTTGCAGCCCATTCTTTGAGTCGACCGACTTGACCATCTACAGTCGGGGCTTCGAATACATAATCAAACCCTTCGTTTACTTGTCTAAATTTTCTCATAATTTCTCCATAAATCAGTATATATACTAGAAGTCTTCAGCGACTTCCATCATATTTCTCAGACGATACTTGATAAAGTAATTCAACAAGTTCGCTCGGCTCTTACCCTTTTGTCTCTGATATTCGCCCACAATCTCGTCTTTAATTTCTTGCGGTGTCATCGAGAGGTCAACCAACTGTCGGTTGCGGACATATCCCGAAGCCATCTCACCAGATACAAACTCCTCTGGCTTCTGCTTCTTCCACTCAGCAAGTAATGCCTTGCGGATCGGCTTCTGTCGCTTTCCCTCTGTAACGAATGTGTCATCGTCACTCAGGATGTTGGGAACACCATCGCCCTTGTCGCCAGAGATAATATGCTCCATCAACACTTCTTCTGGTGTACCATCCAACTTCACCCACTTCTTCTTGATAGGCGAGAACTGCTGAACATTCGAGAACTTTTGCAGTTGCTGGAAGTCATGGTCGCCTGAAAGAATAAGGAATGGCTCTGGCTCGGCAAACATAGGATGATCAGTCATATCATTCTCTTGACTGTACTCAGCCAGTGCACCAATGACATCATCTGCCTCTGCGCCATCAATATCAAGGACAGGGTATGGAAGAAACTCGTCCAACTCACTGCGGATCTGATGTAACGCATCAAAGATAGAAGACCAATCGTGACCGCTAGAGTCTCGAGACTTCTTTCGTGATGCCTTATAGAACGGATAAACATCTCGACGCCAATAGTGTCGATTGTCACAGGCGATAACTACCTCGCCATATTCATTACCAAACCGCTTTCGATAGTTGCGAATCTGGTTCAGAATCATATGACGCAACAGGTCGAGGTTCATCTCGACATCTGGACGACCACGTGTTTCTGCCATATAGTTAGAGATGAATGTTTGGTTATAATCAATAACAATCATTCTTCATCCTCCTTTGGTTCATAACCCCAAGTGTATCCGAGGTCTGGGTAAAATACGCCATGAGATCGTTTGGGTTCACCATCTGGGTGATATGCCATCACCCGACTCGCCCATTGTATTCTCTTATCCATATTCTCACCGTAATAATTATCAACCCAATCTCCGTCTCGGAGATATCGGTTCATATTGCGGACATAACCTTCGATAGATTTCACTCTAGCAATCGCGCCTTTTACACCAGCACGCATGTTGGCTCGCTCGCTCTTGAGTTCTTCTGTATTAGATTTGATCCACTCTTTGACCTTGTTGTATGAAAGATAGTGATCGTCTTCTAACTCGAGCACTTCCTTACATACGTTCTTGGGTTGAGTGGGATTCGCTGCCTGCTTTGCGGCACGTGCTTTTGCCAAACGCTCGCCTGCAGCTTTCTTTTGCTCTTCTGTCATCGGCTTGCGTCTACGCTTGGGCTTCTGACGAACATAGGGGGTTGGTTCTTTTGCCATAATGGACTCCTTTAGTAATACACTAAGTATATATCAGAGTATCCAGAATGTCAAGCATTATCTTGCATCTTCTTCTTTAACCCATATCGGCAGTTCACCGCTGGGAGCAATATTCACCATATCTCTAGTGAATTGACCGCTATGCACCATATACTCAAAAGTCTTAAACAGCTTCTGGAACCGAAGTTCAGCAATAGAGCGTAGACCTAGAAGTTGATTTTGTAGGTTGTCACAATCCTTTGCCGATAAATCTAGATTGTCAGTATTGTGGAAGATCAAATCAATGTCTTCCACAATACCCCAAGCAGCCATAATTTCAGACTCTAGATCGAATCTATCTTTCTTCATGCGACCTTCTTGATACGATCTACGATAATCGTGCGCCACGCAGTCTTGTCGACATCAAATACCACTAGGTGGCTCTCCGATGCTTTAGATGTACCGCCCTTGGTTTCGGGGACAACACTTTCCTGCAACGTGCAATTCATCACACGCTCTGTGCCGTCCAGTTTATCAAAGGTAATTTCAACCACTCGGTTGGATAGTTCATTCACAATATCAGTCATATTAATCTCCATAATATATTTCCCGTTTAAAGTAATACCATTCTACCACAGATCTCTATAGATGTCAAGCATCATTTTTCTTTTTATCAATCAACCATTGTAGATTAGACTTGATAGATTTTCTGTCAACGGGGTTTAGACTTTCACCAGCACTGATTTTATCCATGGCATCTTCAAATGCTTCGTCAGTTTCTATAGGTTTGTCTTCTACCGTTTCTTCGGGCACATCATCCAAGTCTTCTACAAACTCTTCCATGGGTGTTTCGGTTGCAGTTTCATCCAGAGACATAAACTCGATGCGTTTACCTGTAGCCATATTCAACTGCATATTTGCCGCGATAACGAGTAGGATAGCGAGAGGGTCGAATACCAGTACAAGCATAATGATTACAAACCGAACTGCTTCTTCCAAGTTTTGCCTGCCATCATCATAAAGCAGATCCGCAATATATTTGATTGGACCAACCTCTACCTCGAATGCTCGAACCTCGGCAGACATCTCAGACCTCGTGTCATACAGACCATCGTTCTCAGCTTCTGCTTTGTCGATGATAGAACGCATAATCTCGCGCTCTTCTGCTTGCTCTTTGCGAGCATCCAGACCACGAGTAACATATCCGAGATCGGTGTAGCGATCTAGTGTTGCATCGAAATTGTCGAGAGTGGTTTGAGCGCGAGAGATCGCCTTATCATTAGATGCGATACGGATGTCCAGTCTCTCGATCTTGGCTGTCGCGTCTCCGCTTTCCACGCCCTGATCAATATGCGCTTTAGATAGGAATCCGAAGATACCCATTGATGTGATGATTGATAGGATTGCGACCGCTGGGATGAAATATGCCTTCATAAAGATATTGGCACGTTCCCAGTTTTGATATAACCATGATGCAGTAACCAATTTGGCGACTTCAAGGACGACACCCATCGCTAGGATAGACATTGCAGCTGCAGGAAAGATCGCCATAAGTCCGACGATCGAGAAATACCCAGCAACGGCTGACACACCCAGCGCGGATGCAAACAGTAATATTACATATCCCATGCTCTATACCTCATTCCTGCAATCTTTTTGATGTTGATTTGTCTTGAATCAGCAAGTTTAGAACGAAACATTTCGGGTGTCAAAACTTCTTTCAGCTTCAACTGTTCATAAAATCTATATTCTTCATCCCACTGTTCTTTTGTGTAGTCATCTTTCGACCAATCTTCAAACATAAAATGGTATTCTGGAAATGCAGACAATTTTTGTTCTAGTGTGGAGTTTCTCAGTAAATAGTCTGATTCAGTTCCAACACGACTGTCTACATAATTTGATAAATCTTTGAAGTGAATAACATGACTGATTTGCTCGATATTGATGTTATGAAGATATGGTCTGCCATGTTGTATCGAACTTAGCTGGCAAGAAGATCCAGATTCAGCACGTTCATACGGATCTCTCAAAACCAATACGTTTGGGATCGGCTTCGCTGCATTTTTCATTTGTGCGAAAAGAGTTTCGTAATTGTTGAATTGATCGAACGAGACTTTGGGAGTATAGTTGTGTAAAAAGTCTATCTCATCTTCAACATGTTCGCCTATGATCTTTGTCGTGATGGAACGAGAACCCACTCTTCCGACCATTGCGACATTCATCATGTCAGTTCTAATCACACATAACATTACGCGGTTTCCACTCCAGTTCTACAAAGTCTGCTAATGGCTCTTTGTTCAATCGTATATTCAACATAGAGTTGAGACACTTTGGGTCGTGTCTCTGCTGCCATTGCAGAAGAAACTCTTGCATCTTCGCCCAAGATTTCTTCTCGAACTCAGCAATCGTTTCTTTCACTAATTCACCTTCGTATTGTAGCACATACCTAGACGAGCCATAATACTTTTCATACAGTTTCTGCGGTTTACCCGAATATCCTATGTAGTAATCGCCATTCGGAAAATATGTGCAGTAAACTCGGTGAACCTGTTTTTCTTTAGGTTTCCGTTTTTTAGCCATACACTATTTAGGAAGTGTATTATAGCATCATATCCAGACGTTCGATTAGGATCTGTCGGTTCTTCAGGTGTTCCGCTTCGATGTCATTCTTTGATTGACCGTGATAGGCAACCGCCAGATTATCACGAATCATAATCTCATTGACTGTCATTCCGTCATCTTCCGAATCCTCTGTAATAAACTCTCCGAGGATTCTTCCGAATTTACCTTTTCCGTCCATTCGAGTGCGGAGAGTGCATCGTTCCCCAAGTTTGTCTTTGAGGAACGATCCCGCCATTTTCCCGAAAACCTTTTCGATAGGATCTCGTGTCCGTG